TCTGCAACTGAAATGTCAATGCGTAGTGATTGAAAGTTGCCTAGATTGAGGGTATATCCTAGACCCACTGTTACTTTGGTGCTGTCGTTTTCCATATCTCTCCTAATGGACTAAATTGATTCTGACCAGATTGGGATATAACGTCCGTCTTCTGTCCTTGTATATGTAAGTATACCATCTCCCATACGTCTTGTCAACTCCTGTTTTGATGGAGTTACATCGTTGGTAATCAGACCATCTTTGCGAGGTCTACCGTGATGATATGATGCTAGTATATCACGAAGTTCACGAACTTGCGACTCCGAATAATAACTTCTTACCTGCCAGCCTCTGGCTCCTCCAGGCTGTGCCCCCATAGGTTCTGGGATTACGCCCTTCTTTACTAGTTCTGGCATATATTTTTTATGACGATTTACTAACTCTGCTGTTTGACCAACTGTATAAGCACGTTCCCTATTTTTTTTAAAATCACTAATTAAACAACTTTCAATTTGGTCTTTTGTAATATTATAAACAGACATAATTCCATTTGATTTGTTTAGGTGATGTGTTCTTACAAGACAACCATTCAAAAACCAAACCTTTTTGTTGCCAGGAATTATTGGTGCAGAGTTATACTCTTCCATTGTCATGGCAGCCATACTATACTCCGATTGCAATAATGTTTAGGTCAAGTGTGGTTGTGCCATCTGAATCAAAATCAATTTTGTAATAAACTGCTGTTGTGTCAACTGCTGTGATGGTTACTGTTGCCTTTACGGTTGTTGTGCTTTTAGAAACAAGTGTTGCTGTTACCACTGGAGTTTTTGTAAATGCTGTCGAAAATGCAATTTGACCAGTCTTTGCTACTTTAGCAGCAACCTTTTCACTATTTACTACGTTAACTGACTGTGCATCAAAGTTGATTGAGTTTGTTTTTGTAGTGCCGTATTTAGTTCCACTTACCTTAATGTTAGAACTTCCATATGTGGCAAGTTCTGAATTAATGCTAATTAGGGAATTAACAATGTCATATAGGTATTGTGTATCAATCGGTTGACCATTGCTTGGTAATGAGGGTACTTTTGCCATATACTAATTATAGCACAACTATAGTCTAAGGTCTGTCAATGTTGTCGTGGCACTTGAAGAACCAAATGCTGAAGATGATTCTACTGTAAGGCTGCCACCATTAGTACCTCTTGACTTTACAGTAATTGTTTTATCTGCAAATGCTCCAGAACTTTCAAACACCCTTCTACCAACACATCCCACTGGGAACGTTTCATTAATTGCTGTAATTGTTCCATAATATTTTCCACCAGAACCTGCTGCTGGGGTGGTAACCGTGCTTAATGTTGAACTACCAACATCCTGATATGTTTCAAATACTGGTGTCATCGATACAAATGTAATTTCTGCAGTTGAACCATAGGCATCTGGAAGTTTTGGATATGATGATAAAAATATTGCTGCTTGAACAGACTGTGCGGTTGAGTCATCTTTTTTGAATGAAAAATTATTTGAAGATGTTGTTCCAGCATATTGAAAGTCTTTCCACCCATCGGCTGTAGTTTTCCAAGATAGATACACATCAAAATTTTGTGCTATCAGTGAACTTGTAGGATATTTCCACGATACTGTATAGATTCCAGAATCGTCTTGTGGATAGGAAATTGTAGAAACTAAGAATTCTCCAACCCCCATAGCAGCAGAAATTATTGAAATGTCATATGGGTCTGTTGGGTGTGGGTTTAAGTTATCAAATCCATTACTTAAGATTGGTCTAGATAGCGGTGCAACATATAGTTCATAAAATGATGTTGTTTTTCCAAGAAAGTCTAAAGGAAATGATACTGTCTGTATCTCTGACCAATCTGATTTTCTTGAGCCATCTTTAGACTTTACCCTATATCTAAGTTTGTAACTGCCATCGCTTCTTAAGCCATCAATTTCTGATACTGGAATCTTAACAATCTTATTAGCCATATCAGTTTCCTATTGCCAAGTCAAGTCTAAAATTAATTAGGTCTTTAGAGTTAGCACCCTTAATAATTTTTGCAGCCGAATCTGAATCAACTATGGTGTATGCTGTCAGTGCGTAAAGTGGATTTTCTGTAGTTGTGTTTTCCAACCTTAATCCATCCAACACAATTGCAAAGTGGTCTGTTGGCGTTCCAGCAACTTCGATTGCAGAATAAATTTTTAACGATACAACATCGTTCCAGTTAAAATTGCTTGATGTATATACTATGTCAGAAATCTTTTTGGTAAGAATTGTATACCTATTTGGATTTATTGGAAGTGTTGTTTCTGAAAATGTTAATTTTGCAGAGTCTGTTCCGTTAGAAGACATAAATTCAAGCATGATATAGTATGCGGTTGGACTTGCTGTGGGCGTTGCTGTTGCATTTACAACAGAAAATGCTATAGAAATTTCATCTTGAGTAGAATTTCTACTTAGGTCAATTCCTGGATTAGACAGTCTCAAATAGTCGGAGGTTGATGCAAAAGTGTTTGCGGATGAATAGTCTGATAGTCCTCCTGGCAAAATGATAGCATCGGATAGTATCCTTGGCTTTTCTTGTCTAAGTGTACGATATGCGTCTGCTGTCCAGTATGCATCATTAGAACTTACAAAAAATGGACTAGTGCTAAATGTTCCTGTTGGGAATGAGGTAGTAATAGAATCAACTACTGGAACATCAATGAATGATGATGATGCATAGTCAAAATATTGCCATGACTCTGTTTGTGTAAAGTTCAACAATGTTCTGCTGTCAAGTGCTGTTGAGTATTGGTTGGAACCTAATGAATACAGTCCAAGTTCTGTAATGTCATACTGCGATACATCTGAGACTTCTGCTGTTAAAGATACTTGTTTTGTATATACCGTTGCATTAAACTCATCTGAATTGAATGTGTATCCAGCATATACATTTGTACTTGGTAGACTACCAAACAGTGAAGACCCCCATCCACCATATGTAGTGTCATACAGTTGTGCAACAAATCCAGAAGAGGATGTAGAAGAAATTACATACATTCCATTCACTTGAGTATATGTTGCTGGACCAGTACTATAAATATCGACATCTGTGATAAAGACAATGTCTCCGACACCAAATGGATGGGCAGACGCTGTGACAACAGTTACTTCATTAGTATTACTAATATACATGTCTGTGCATTTAGCAACCTGCTTATCGACTACATATGAGCGAGATGTAATTGGGAATCTGGCAACTTCAAAATCTAATTTTGTTTTAGAAGATAATTCTGTTGATGTTGACGAACTCTTTGCAAAAACTGCTGCTACAACACCACTAGTAATTGAACTAGTTGATGAAACTGTAAATGTTTTTTTGCCAGTAATTGCTGTTACTGTTACTATACCAGAGCCAAGACTTCCAACTCCTGGCGGAATTGTAATTGATGTAAGGATATCTCCAACCTGAATATAGTTTAAATTATCTGCACTTGTGGTTACTGTTGCTGTATATGGACCTGTTCCAGATACACCACTGATTGTCATAGCATCGCCTACGGTTACAGAATTAATACTGGATAGTGGTCTGGGACCACATCCAATAGCAATATAGGATGCATAAGAACTAGCCTCACCAGCCAAATATTTAGAAATTAGTTCAACGCCATCATTTGTAATCATTTATTCACCTATTTATATTATAGCACTAAGAGGGTCGTCTGAAGTTACAAACTCTACCTCTACCTCTTCGCTATCCGTTAAATTCTTTAACTCAATACATATATATCCATACGTAGAGTCAAAATACACGTTTTTGGCTGGGAATGATTCATACACGTCACCTGTGCCGCCATCAATATCTAAACGTCCCACAAATTCTGAGTTATTAACTGTATCTGGTAGATAATTTTTTAAACTTAGTGCAAATTGACTCATAATAGACTGCTCATTATCTGCCTGTTTTTCATTAGTAGATGAACTAACTAACTCAAGAATATCACTTGAGTTCTGCACAAGGCTCTTGCCCTGCTGTAAGATAATTGCAGAATCTCCAGTATTGATAAACTCATTTCCTCCAATACCGTCAAAGGTTGCACCAACCATGTAATCTACAGGAGTACTTGCTGTTTCAATGAAAAGGTTTGATGTTGCAATTTTTACCTGGTCATGCTGTGTGCTACCACTACGGTATCCAAACGTTGTCGTTAATTTTGGGGGTGTTGCTGCCATTATACTACCTCACTTAAATAAAGTTTCATGCTAGGACCATTAGAACTTCTTTCATATGAAATATGATAGACAACAAACCTAGCAGTGCTATTCTGCAAAACATTGTCAATGTTATAATCTATTGTAACAATATCTCCGAGTTGAATCATTGGATTTGCAAAAATAGATACTCCGACAGACTTCTTCTTATGCATGTTCTTATCTACCATCCATTGCATAATTTTGTTTGCAGTATCATAATTTTGAATATATGTACCAGAAATTGTAAAGTCTTTTCGTCCATAAGTATTCCTACTATTTTGAATAGCAATATACTTATTATTCAAATCAGTATAGTTGGAGTAGTTATTGAGGTCGCTATTTTTTTGGAAATATTCCTCAACTGTAAGGTCATGTGATGATTGCTGTGTGAATGTAACTCCCTGGATTCTCAAATAATTTCCAGTTGATTCATCTAGATTTAGTGCAAAGTCAGTAGCATTAAAAATCAAGAATTCTGCTGAATATGGATTTGACCTAAAGTTTGAAACAACGTATCCTTGAGAATCGTTAAAGGTTGGTGAAATTTTTGAATATAGTGCAGGATATGCCTTATCATATCTGACATTAAAGTATGCACATTCACGCATTATGGTTCCAAACTCTTCATAATATAAGGTATATTTTGGCTGGTGCGAAGGACCAACTTCCTTTAGATATGTTTGAAGTACAGATGGATTAACCATATATTTTCTATAGTTTTCATTATCAAGTTTGTCATCATCAAGCATTATCTTTTTGGTTGTTGGTGCATTTGGCTTTGCAGACCTGTCGCCAATAACAAATACATTTTCAAACATGCATAGTCCCTTTCCACGCACGAATAGGGCAATACCTCTGTTGTTTTCAGTTACTGGAATTGCATCATCGTCCTGTGCTGTTCCCACCAACTTTCCATTAATGTATAGATAAAACTTTCTGCTATATGTTCCTGTTGTGGTTTGAGCAAGTTCTTCTGTTTCAACCATTAAATCATATACCGTTGGATTTTTAGTATTGGCTGCCTTTGACATGCCAACAAACATTCCATCATCCACTAGGATTGGTGCGTTGCCAAACCAAAGCATTACTGGAATAGCGTTTTTTGTATTTGCACCCTTTAATACTTTATAAAAGAATACGTTTGGCATTGTAGTAGCAGTATCGTTTTTACCACTATTGTCAACAATCGAATCATTTGTTAGTGCTGTAATTTCAAAATAGTAACCTGTGTTTTTATCAATTACTGGATTTGTGGTTGATGTTGGGTCGCTAATATTGATTGCAATACCTCCACCAGTTCCAGAAATGGTATACCCCTTATCAAATGTTGCCAAAATCTCTCCGCCAACTGGCATTTGTTTAGCCTCTGCTGTTGATTCTTTGGATGATAGTGGCTTACCAACAATTCTCATTCGTGTTCCAAAAGAATATGCCGATGGACACTCCGATGTAACATCTTTGTATACATAAGATACAGCATCAGTTGCATCAGTAATTGTTGAGAAATCAGCAGGTCCCTGAACAACAAGTGCAGAACTTTTTATTGCACCATTTGGTTTTGTTTGGTCAACCTGTTTTGATGATGTTGATTCGGCATATGATGAACTGTCAAAGAAGTCTATTGTCTTTCCAGACACATATGGCTTTTCTACAACAAATCCAATAGAGTCATCCGTTGCGTGATATGACATATAGTCTAATGGCTCAACAATATTGTCTGTGACTTTTAAATCAACGCCACTTAATGCTGCAGTTACGTTTTTAGTTAATTTAATTTGTGTTGATGAAACAACTTCCTTTACTTCTGTGCCGCTTTGAATTGCCGAATTACCACGATTATCAAATAGTTTTGACACTTTCCCTGCGGTAGTAATTGCTCCAGGATTTGAATATGAAACATCAAATGTAAAGGTATTTGTAGTAACTGATTTAATGGTGTAGATAGCATTATATGTGCTTGGAACAACAGACTCAACCTTGATTTGGTTTCCTGGTTTAAATCCATGTGAAGATACTGTTAACGTTACTACGCCAGATGAATAAGTTGGAGTTTGTGTGCCAACAGTCTTTGTAGCCTTAGCATAGACACGCATTCCTGCCTTAATGCCAGTTGTATCTGTTACAGTTACAGTATTTGTATTTATTGTTGCAGTTGCATTTTGCAAAGTATAGTATGAATCTGAGTATTGATGGTCATTTCTATATATCCATTTCGACTGCATGGAAAATGCTCTATGGTTATCTGTTAGCGATAACCAGTCATTACTATCTTCAAGTACTGTATGTGTAGTTACAGTGGTTCCAAACTGTCCTCTACCGTGCTTTGCAACTTCACCATCTACAACGTTTCCACTTCCATCGAAGTTTGGTTCAGCATAAATTCTAATTCTTCCTGTTGGGAATATCTTTCCATTAAATGGAAGTTTAGCAAAATATTTTTGATAGTCACTAACGCTTTCAATCCATACGTCGCCAATTCCAGATATTGTGTGCTCAACTGCATCATACTTAATGATTTCTGCATTTGCATATAGGTATCCCTTGTAGCGTGTAAGCCAATAAATTGATTGACCAACATCCATAACATTATCTACGATAACGCCAGAAACCACATTTGGCAAAGTGCTTGATAGGTTTGAATTCAAAACTAATGCACTTAATGAATACGCTGACTGATTTGTGACTTCATCATTTACTGGTCTAAGTGATTCTGTACCTGCCACTTCCCATAGCAATACTGGTTTATTTTTGTAACTCTGTCCCTTATTTAGCATACCTGCTTCTTGTACACTAGAGTATGACTTTTGAATATACTTGTTTGAATAAACAACTTTGCCACCATTATAGATAATGCTGTCTTCAGCATCAAGACTTATAATGTTTGAGAGCACTGAGTTGACTGGTTTATTTGAATATATTCCATCTGCAACATAGTCTTTTGTTCCATATAAAGTAATGCTTGTTGCTCTTTCATCTACCGTTGGCATAATGTAATTTCTTGACATTGTGACAAAGTTATTGTCTTCGTCAAAGAACATTGCTGTCTGTGTTGATTGTGCCAGGTCATTCAAAATTTCTGCTACAGTTTTGTCTGGTGCTACATAAAAGTATGGGATAATATCTTCTGACTCATTTGCATTTCGGTAAAACTTGTAATTTGAAAAACCAATATTATCTAGCATTGTGGCAATTGCAAAACTTAATGATGCATTTTTAAGTAGAATTGATGGTGCAGTCACAGATTCAAAATAGAACATCATATCCCTTAATTTTATCGAAGCCATTCTATCGGAGGTTCCAATTTCTGGGAATCCATCAACATACATTGTTTTAATTGGAATATAATAGTCGCTCAGGGTTGGGTACTGTCTGTCATCAATAATGTGTTCGTAGAATTTAAACTGCAAATTTCTTGATGATATATTTGAGATAAGACTTCCAGTAACTATACCAGAAGAAACGGCTAGGTCATTATATTCATTAAATGATTGGTCATAGTCAAATATAGAAATGTTTCCTGTTGCCGCCAAAAGTTGTCCCACAGGCACACCAGTATTACCAATATCTGATGCAACCTTATCTATTGAAAATGATTTAGTTTTTTCTGACATATCTGCAACAAGTCTAGGCGACATTTCGATAAGGTCAAAACTTGAGCCATACTGAGACATTGAGTCAACCACAATTCTAATTCCCTTGATGAATTGAAATTCTCTATATGTTGGTGTATAGATTGTAGATGCTGTTCCATAAAAATCTGGAGATGTTAGTGATGTAACAAGTGATGATTTAGTGGTTAGACCTTCTTCATTTAGATACCAGCCATATGTTGGCACAAATGAATTAGTTGTCCAGTTTGTTCCATTCCAAACATAAATTTTGCCAGATGTTGTATTTGTCTGGTCTGGTACTAGATATGCATCTCCAGTAGCACCAGAAATCGGAAGGGCATATTGAGATGCATACTCACCCAGCAATCTAAAGGTGGTTGGTGAATTTGTAATTCCATACGCTAATTCAACATAGCCATCGGAGCCGATGACCCTTTTCCCATTTGAGCGTACCTCGTTGATTGAGAATGTTTTAGCAGTGGTCCATGTTCCAGAAGTGTTCAGGTACTGAATTTTCCATCTTGCTGGAGTTTTCTGATTAACAAGATTGCCAGTATTTGCTGGGTCTTCGTAAAATGGGTCATTATAGGAAGTGTTATTAGATTTTTTATATGGACCATTATCTACATCGCCAACCCCTGTTTGCATTTTTACAACAAGTCTATTTGCTGGTACTGGGTCTGTATATACTACAAATGGTGCTGTGTCGTCAATAAAGTAGTCTCCTGTTCCAGAGCCAACATCTACTGTCGCAATTCCTCTTTGTGTGCCACCGAGGGTCTCACTGTTATCAATTCTGTATGAATTCCAATATTTAAATTTGTCATCTTTTGATGCAAGATAAAATCTTGGCTGTTCATGCATATTTGAATTAGCATAATTTAAATAGTTGTCTCCAAAATAACGAATCTTATTGATACCAGAACGTGGTCTAAATCTAGAAACTGTGTCGGTTAGTGAATACAGCATTTTGTCTGTTTCATCAATAGTTGCATCAATGATTGGGTCTTGGGTGTCTTGAAAAATACCCACAGTTAAATTTATGTTTGAGTCAGTTGCACCGTAGTAATATTTGGTTGCTGATGCGGCAGTTTCTGGTGACCAGGTTGCCTTAATTACTCCAAAGTTAGCCTCTGTTGGGCTAAGTTCTGCTGGTCTATATCTGTAGTTTCCCATTTCAGAAATGTTATCTGAAAAGTTCATATTCCATTCTGCAAGAATTATAGACTGTAGATTTACTGATGAAGATTGCTCAATGTAGTTTTGAAGATTAGTATTCTGATACATTATACCTCTTCCAATGTTACGCTAACATTCCAAAAATCAAAGTTGCTGCCACCACGCTTAACAACATTGTAATCAAAACTGGAGATGAACATTTCCATTACGTGACCATATTGTGATAGTTGCGAGTATTCATTTATAGAAAATTTATTGTGATTGTCATAGGCAATAAAAACCCAAAATGAACCAGTGTGGTTTTGATACCACTCAAGAAGTTCTGTTCCACCTGCACCGCCATCAACCGTATACTGTGTTCCAGCAACTGTGGTTCCAGAAATATTATCTACTCTTGACTGTGGTGAGGCAACGCCAGACGAGTCAAAATTAGGACTATTTGAAAATGAACGTGATGGCAACATATCCCATGAAGTTGAAAGGGTAAGTTTATCTGCAACATGGTATGAACGCATACGACCATTAATCATGCGTTCACGTTTTTCAATACGTTCTGGTTTAAATGACATGTCTTTTCTATTGTGGTCTGACAATATGATAAAGTCATTTCCATTGGATAGTTCGCCAACCTCAAAGCCTTGTGGAACATAGATATATTCTGGTTCAACATATGCTGTTGCTGCTGAACCAATCTCAAATTGTGCAGAGTCGAAATATGCGTAAGTTCCAGCAACAGTAACTGTCGATGATGAATATGTATATAGTCTTACAGTATCTGCGTTTATTGGTGCAGTTGCAGTAACAGATACCCTCGTCCAGGATGATGTATTTACTCCTGTACTTGTTGTTCCAGTTGATGTAGACAAAACTGTAGTTCCTTGTCTCCATTCAATATATGATATAAATTGTTTTGAGGAATTTCCATCTTTCACATACATTGAAAATGTATATGTTTGTCCTGGTGTTACAGTTATTACACTTCCGCTGTGAATGATACCTAGTTTACTGCTACCACTCACATATGTAACTTTTAAAGTATTTGTTGCAGAATGTGCAATCGTTTCTGGAGTTACCTCCAAAGTCCCAACTCCACCACCATAACTTGCATAGTTCCAGTTTGTTGTAGCATTAAAACTTGAATTTGGAATTAGGTTAATGCTAGTAATTGGATTAATTACTGTAGTAGGTGCTGAGTCAGACCAAAGCATCGCTTGTGGTCTCTTATACTTTTTTCTTCCTGCTAAATATGTGGCACTAGCCATTTACTACACTGCTCCTAATTCGTTGTGAATCAATTCTCTTGATTTCTCTCATTACTGCATCTGCAATACCGCTGGCATCTGAAGAGTTTGCATTTACTGTAACACTATAATTATACACGCAATCTCCCATTGATGCTCCACTATTCATAGCCTTTAGATTGTCAACTCCGATGGCATCTACTGCAGATTTCTTTACAACAAATTCTCCTGGGGTGAGCATAGCAGGAACGGTATCGGTTCCAAAGATACCACCGCCAAGTTCAAATCTTTGAGGAACTACACCACCCATAGCAAATCTATAGGTTGGTCTAAGATGTGTGGGATACGCTGTATTAGCACTGATTCCAGTACCAGTAGTCACTGTCCATGAATCTGATACTGCATCAGTAATTGCATCGGCTGCCTTGAATGCAGTACCAGTAGAGGCTGTGGTTGCTCCTGGAGATAGCCATCCAGGATTTTTCTTACCATAAAGAATTTTATAATTTGCACCATCTTTGCTAACCCCATAGACAAATGCTCCAGCAGGAACAATATAGTAAGAACCTTTGGATAATTTTTCTTCGTTCCATCCACCAGCATTACTTCCCTTTGCACTTGGAAGTTTAATTGGGTTATTTACTGCACCATCTGCTGAAACTACTTGCTCCCAATATCCAACGTTTGCCATAGCATCATATGTCCATTTAACTTCTGATGTTGATGGTAGGTTTTTCTTTGCTGCCGCTTCTGTTGCAAATGTAGTCTGATTATTTACATTGTTTGACTTTGTTTGCAAAACCCATGTACCTGGAGTTTTTTCATCCTGAACATATCCGTCTTTGTTTGCATTTTCATCTCTCTTGACCATAACGAACTTTTTCTTTTTAAAGTCCCAAGCACTAGTCATTCCTGCCATTGACATCCATCCACCAGCAGAGCCATTTTGAATTTGTGCATATTGGTTTGCCACAGTATTGCCCTTTGAGTCTAAACCAACCTTTTGAGTATTTCCAAGTGCAGTTTTACCTGGTTGAACAACATCTTCTTGCCCACCCTGCTTACCTGGCTTTACTGGATTGTATGGTTTAAGTAATGACAATGCCTTTCCATCTTTAAGCATTTGAGCAATGTGCTTTGCTGATTTAAGTGCATTCTGCTCAATATCATGTTGGTGCTGGGCTTCTTTGAGTTTGAAGCCAGCAATTTTTTCAGCATTATCAGCAATAGACTTTTCTAGAGTTTCACGATGCTCAACATGTCCATTGATGATAACCTCAATGTCTGCAAGTTCTTGCTTTCTGGCATTTTCCAAACTTGTTCTTGCATCATCCATTGCTTGCTTTTGGTCATTTTGTTTTGCAGTTAAGGCTGCTCTTGCAGCAGCAGCAATGTCACCCTTAGAAATTGCATCTGCTAATGACAAAGTATCTTGTTGCTGTTGGTTGTTTCGTTCCTGAATCTTTCCAATTTCATCAAGAGCCTTTATTCGCTTATCATACTTGTCATTAATTTCTTTTTCTTTAATGCCAATTACTTCAAGACCTGCTTGATAAAGTTCATTGTCTTTTGCTAGTCGTTCTGCTGGTGTCATTAGAACATACTTAAGACCAATTTCACTGGCTTCTCTAATTTCTTTAAGTTTCTTTAGAAGTTCTCCAGCATCTTTTTTCAACTTTCCAGTCTTTTTATCAATGATTCTGTTTTGTTCTTCTTCAGTACCATTCATAAATGCATTGATTTCTTCTGTTGCTGCTCCAGCATTTTTCATCATTACTGCGATACCGCTCATAGTGCTAATGGCTTTAGTACCATACTTCATGATAGCCTTGTATGAATCATTCCAACCGACTGTTAGTTTTTGTTGCCAAAGATTTGCTTCTCTAAGCATCTTTACATATGGGTCAAGAACTGATGGCTCTGGTGTCTTTACTTCCTTTTGCTTCTGAGCACCAGGTCCAGTAGTATTGTCAACGCCCTGGGTCTGTACAGTTCTATCTGCCTGATATGATGCAAAGTCTGCGAATGTTGATTTTGGTCCACCAACCTCTTGTTGCCATAATCTAAATGACTTCATCATTGCTGGATTGCCATACATTTCCATAATTTGTCTTAACTCTGTTGTATAAACAATCTTATTTGCATCATTATATTTATTAAATCTCTTTACATCTTTCTTAATTGCATCTGCAACATCTTTTCCAAGTTTTCCTGCCTCAAGTGCTAGAGTAATCTTGTTGCCACTTAGTTTTTTAAGTGAGTCTATTTTCTTTTTAGTATCTACTAACTTATCTGCATTCTTAACTGAGAAATCAATAATTGCTTTTTGTGTTACTGTATCTCCAGCAAATGGACCTGTTGTTTTTTGAGCAATTTCCAATGCATCCAAAGCCTCTTTTGCCTGTTCTGGATTTTTTAGAGACATGTCGATTAGGAATTTCTTTCCTTCTTCAGCACCCATATTTTGTGTAATTCCTATTGCACGGTTAGCCTCTGTGCCACCAAGATTTGTTAGCAATGTGTCAAGTTGTGAAGAGCCTTCGGCATCTTGACCAAATAGATTTTGTGCCTGTGTCACTTGTGTCAAACCAATTTGCTTGCTGGCAACTGCTTGTGCAAGATTCATCTTTTGAATATCAGTTTGACCATAGAACTTATTCTTAATCAAATCTTGTGCAATTGCTGCATCACCTTCTTGACCAGTACCCTTATAATTTTCTACAACTGCATTAATGGCAGTATCTTTTGCAGTTGCAATTACTCCACTATCCATTCCTGCTAAGGTACTTTGTGCAGTAATTCTATCTTGTTTGTTTTGCTCCAAAATTGCTTGTCTGTCTATTAGATATTGGTTTTCTAGTCTTGTAGCCTCTGTTATATCTTTTGCAGCCATTGCAGCAGCAATTCTCTTTTGATAATCTACTTCAAGTGAGTCAACCATTTGTTGTTGACTTTCAAGCATTGACTGATAACTAGCAGCAACAGCACCACCTGCTTCTGCAACCTTACCCCAGATATCCCATGTTCCTGCTGCCTGATTTACTTTTTCAGATGCAGCATCCATGCTTGTTGTAAACAAGTTTAATGATTCTTTTGAAATTCTCATTCTTGTTTCTAGTGGATTTCTCTTTAGGTCTGCTCCATCTGGACCAAAAACATCGGTTAGTTTTCCAGCAACGTTAATTCCAAAGTTGGCATTCTTTAATGATTTTCCTAGATTTGCAGCAATACTTCTTGCCTGTGCTGGTGTCATTACTCCTGCACCGATGGCAGTTGATAGTTGCTGTGTAATTTGGTCTTCAGCCATTGACAGGTCACCATTTTTGATTGCTGTTCCAACATTTTTTACAAGTTCTTTTCCAGCATCGGTTTTCATGTATGATTCGCCAAATGTTGTTTTTCCTGGAACTACGTTGAAGAACTGCCCTGCACTTGCAGCACGTTGCTTATCCATAACTTCTGTTCCAGTAGCCTTTTTAGCAAATTCAGCAAATTGACCAATTGCCTTATTTCCAGCACCAAGAGCCATTGTGGTCTTGTATGCTTCATCACGCATTTTTTGAAGAGCCTCATTGATTTGGTTATAAATTACAAAACCTGCTGCCAATGCTCCAGCAACAAGACCTGCAGGACCAGGAATCATGGACATTGCGGTAGTAGCAGCAGATAGTGGACCCATAACAGCCTTGGCTGCATCTCCAACTACACCAGGAACCTGAGTTGCTAGACCAACAGCAGTGGTAGCCCCCATCATTCTTCCTACTACCTTGCCAGTACCCTCAGTTGCAGTAAACATCTTTTTAAGGAATCCGCCCTTGCCAGTTCCTGGCTCTCCCTTGCCACCGTTTGCATCCCATTCTTTAATTTGTGCATTTTCCATATTGGACATTTTTTTGGTTCTAGCACTTTGCTGTGCCTGTTCTGCCTTTGAGTGTTGCTTGCCAGCAAGTTTTTCTTCACGATATAGGTCTGACTCTCTCTTAAGTTGAGCATATTCCTCATTATTAGCCTCAAGATGTGCTCTTGTTCTTTCAAGTCTGGCAATTCTTAACTTTTCATCAGCATCTTTTTCAGCCTTAATTTTGTCTACAACATCTTTGTTTACGACTTTGCCTTTTCTATTAGTCATAGTCTTGTTATCTGCATTAAGAACATTTGCTAGTGGTGTGGCAATGGCTTCTGCGGCATCCTTAAGTTTATCTACCGCTTTTGCAAATAGTGATGCTGGCTTGCTCTCCTCAACAACTTCTTTTGGTTTTGGAACACCAGGAATACCCTTTGAATATCCAGGAACTCCAGAAGTTCCCTTATTATATCCTGGAACATTTCCAGCAATCATGTTGGCAATTAAGCCACGGTGTTTTTCAGCCTTGTCTGCAGGAATTACAGCCTCTCCTGGGGTAAGCATAGCAGGAACCACGTCTCCAGCACCCTTTGGACCAGGGACTGAGAATACTCCACCAGCAAGTTTGAGTGGGTTGTGTGTAGGAATACCAAGTAGGCTAATAGCACCACGAGTCTTATCCATGTCATCGTAGAACTCTTCAATGTCATACCATTGCTGATAAGCCTTGGTAATTTCATACTTCATTTGCTCAGGCTTACGATAATCTTTATCTTTTCTAGCAATAATCTTTACACCAGCAAGATTTACACCAAGTTTTGCAAGTGTTTCTCTTGTGTGTGCATCATAGGATTCTGGTCTAGCGGTCATAAGAATAATTTTGTTACCACGTGCTTGTGCTGCCTCTAATGCTCTAATACCTGCTGGAATTGGCTGAGGATTCTTTGCAACTTCCTTATACCAGTCTTTGCGTTGGTCCTTTGGAAGTTTTTCGTTTGCTGCTTGGTGACCAGGCATAAATGCAGATAGGTTTAGTAGGGTATCGTCAATATCAAAAATTGATGCTTTTGGTTTTCCAGATTTTAGTTTGCCAACATTGTCAGTTCCTTCGGCAAATTTTTGTGCATTTTTGAATAGTTCAAATCCACCTGCACCAACTTTATATCCATGCTTAGGAGCAAACTTATTTTTGTCAAATACATCAAAGTCAGCGATTGCTGACCATCTTGGCTCTGTTTCTTGATAAGAGACTGTTCCTGTATATCTTTCCCCAAATGTTCCTGGTGGCAACGAAGCACCCTTAATTGATACTGGTGGATTTGAGTAGTCACCACCTTTTAGATATTCTTCAATTGCTCTTTCTTGTTCTGTTCTTGAAGATGTTCCTCGTTTTGCTGTTGCACGAACTTCTCCAACTTTAATTTTGCTTCCAGCAACACGGATTTCTCGTCCAGTACTAAAGTAGTCTCCTCGTTCCATACCTGCACGAATTTGTTCATCTGCTGACATTCCCTGATTTCTCTTAAATCTCATGTCGCCAACAAGTCCTGCACGTCTCATTAGTCCTCTTGCAAGTTCTCCAGCAGGTCCAGACATAGCAGCGAATCTTTCAAGAATTGCTCTTGTAGCCCTTGAAACATTTGAGTCTTTTACAATTGGAGATGCAGCAGAAAGTTGACCAATCTGGTCTTCAATTTGCTGAACAATTGGAGATACTCCAGAAGAGAATCTATTTCCGTTATCATCAACAGATGCTTCTGCTGTTGAGTTCATCTTTCCTCTAATTGCATTCCATGCTGCAAGATATAATGGTGCTGGAATTCCAGTAGATGAACCTCTCATGTACTGATTCATCCATGCTGGAATATCTGCTGTTAGATTTCCTAGAACCTGGAAATCTTGTAGTTTTTGAGGCGTTAGTCCAGTTCTCTTCTGTACCTGAGAAGCAATGTTTGGATTAAACTTATCTAACTCTTCTTCTAGGTGTGCTCTTTCTGTCTGTGACTTGAGCATTGGCATCATTGCAAGAATTTCTGGCGGAACTAATTTTGCCCAGTCTGTTGGTGGAACTTTTGAAGTTCCCAAACCATATTTTTTAGGTGTAACTGCTGAATGCATTTGGTGATATTTTGTCCAGTCAACACCTAGACCAGCACCAAGTCTTCTAACCATGTCTGCGTATGCCTGTGTCTCCTCTGGAGTCAGGTCTGTCATTCCAGCAATTGTTGCATCAAGTTTAGGGATAACTCTTCTAATTTCTGCCTTCATCTCAGCATCGTACTGTTCTGGTGTCATGCTCTTTGCAATTTCTGCTGTTGCTTCTGCAAAGAATCTCTTAGCACCACCTTTTACACCAAGAAGGTTAATGATGGCTTGTTCTTCCATAGAGTTAATCTTGCTACCAAGTGCTCTCTTGCCAGATGCCCTGCCAAATACACCAGCAGTTCCCACATCGGCAAGAACGTCTCCGCCAAGATTTCCGACACCAAGGTCTTTGTCTCCACGAAGAAGTGATGCCACCAATTGCTTAAAGTATTGGTCTTTAGTAAACGTTGTTGGAATTTCTGCAATTCTTGGGTCAACTGCTGATTCAAGAACCAAGAATCTACGAAGTCCGTCTGGGTCCGTTGGGTCCATCATTACACGAATTGTTTGTTTTGGAGCAATCAAGCCATGTGCCTCACGAGCAATTGTGGTTCCACGAACTTCAGCCAGTGCTGATGTTAAGTCCATTTGTGGCTTAACGAACACCCTAGTGCCATCTGGTTTTTGGTAAATTCCTCCCACACTAAATGCTGGGAATGAGTGACCAGTTGTTGGTGAAATCTGTGTTCCAAAATCTGTTGGAGGGACGTTGGCATATGGACCAGCAAGCACTTCATCGCTAATCTCTTTTAACTGTAATCCAGTTCTGGCTAGACCCTCTGTTTGCTTTTGTGTAAGTGGTCCATATACTGACTGACGCATACCTGCACCAGTAGTACCACTTTCAAATCCTGGAAGATTTCCAGCAACCATACCTGCAATTACTGGTGCATACTTCTGTGCATGTTTTGCAGGAATAACTGCTTCACCTGGTGATAGTAGTGCTGGAACAATGTCTCCTGCCCCCTTTGGACCAGGAACATATGAAACACCTTGTGCATATTTCTTTGGTTTTGCATTTGGATTACCAACTGGTACACCAGGAATTCCAGAATAAGCCTGTTGAGCCTGAACAGCATTTCTATATGCTTCGGTAAGTTGGTTTACTGCTGCCGCTTCAGATGTAAATGTTTGACGTAATTTTGCGTGAGCCTGGTCAAGTGATGCAGCAATAGCAGCACCCTTTAACTGCTCAGTTGTCATATATGTTGTTTGTTCTCCAAGGATGTCGGATGGCTTAGTTGTCTTATTAATAAACGCTTTAATGTTTGTAAAGAGTTTCATAATGTTAGCAATACCGTTTGAAATCAAACCGAAGGTCATTAGTAGTAATGGACCAATACCTGCTACTGCTGTAACAAGAACTGTAATAAATTGTTTAGAGCCTTCACTAAGGTTATTGAATCCATCAAGAACTTTTCCAACAAACTCAACAATTGGGGTTACAGCCTTTAGGAATGCTTCACCAACTGGTGCAAGTTTTGCCTGAATGTCCTGAATTGACTTCTGGAACTTATACATCGGAGAGTCTGAAATCTTTTTCATTTCTCGTTCTGACAGGACTGCGAGTTCTTCTGCAGTTTGCTTAGATAGTTCTGCAACAGTTTGTGCTTGGCTACCCTCTTTAATTACGTTCTGAAATAATGTTGAAATACGTGAGAACTGGAACTTACCAAACATTTGCTCAATTGCACGAGCACGGTTTAGTGGGTCAAGTGTATCAAAAGCCTTTGCCATGTCAATAACGGTTGCTCTAACATTACCTTTGTCTTTTTCTACAATACCTTTTACGTTAATTCCAAATCCAGCAAGGAAGTCTGATGCCTTTTTGGTTGGGTTAATCATAGATGCTAGACCAGACTTGAGTGCGTTAGCACCTTCAGATGCATTAATTCCACCTTCCTTCATTGCTGTAAGGAAGAATGATAGGTCTTCTACGTTTCCACCAAGTTGCTTAATGACAGGTGCAGCCTTTGGAATAGCAACTGTAAGGTCCTCAATTGATGTAACTGTCTGGTTTTCAACTGCATTCAAAAAGTCAATCTTTTTTGATAGGTCTTCTGTAGATGTTCCAAATGCATTTGTCAATGACATTGTTGTTTCAAGAGCCTGTTGTTGCTCTACGTTTCCAAGTACCGCTAACTTATTTGCTTCTGTGATTTGTGTTAAAAGGTCTGCACCAGTTTTACCCATTGCAGCAGCCTTGGCAGCCATATCCATTGTATCGCTAACTGCAACACCATACTTAGTAAATTCATTAGCAAGACCACGAACAGCCTTTGCCATTTTATTTGCTTCATCTGTTGTGGTGTTCATGTCACCATATACACGTTGGAATGAAATAGAAGCCTTTTCAATTTCCATATATGCCTTAGCGGCAGCAGAACCCATCATTGTAAGTGGTACAGTAAAACCAACCATCAACTGACGACCTGCCCACTGAGTGTTCTTACCAAAGTTTAGAAGTTGGGTAGAACCCTGTTTCATAAGTTGGTTAAACAACTGTTGGCGTTGAGCGGCAATCTGAGTTTTTGTACCCAAGTTATCCATGTCAAGTGCTAGTGGTTTAACAGCAATTGCCTTCATAGCACCATTGGCATCACGACCTAGTTTAATATATTGGGTCTGAAGTTCTTTTACTCTTTCACGAGCAACTTGGTTAATTGTTTCAAATTCTGACTTGAATAGTTTACCAAAAGATTTTGATGCTCCACCTGCATAGCGGAAGTACTCACCCATTGTGAGTTTGTTCTTTTCAAGTGCTGTTGTAAATCTCTCTGCACTTGTTTGAATTGTTTGAATATTTGCCTGGAATTTTCCAGTTGCGTTAACTGAATTTACCAGGTTTTGCTGCATGGCTCTTGCAGCAGCAGCGTTATCAGCACCTGCTTTTCGCATGGCTTGCTGAAAGGCTGATATTTGCTGTTGTAAAAGTTTTAGTTGCGCCAGGGCATCTGACGTATCTATGTTTATATTTACATTGGTTTCAATATCAGCCATTCAACTTACACCGCTTTTTTAGCCGTTAATTAGACCACCCATTAGTGATGCCTCACTAAGTTTGATACCAGATGCCTCTTCGACAATCTTGTATACGGTTGGAAGGTCTAGAAGTTCCTCTAGTGCCTTCAGGTCTGTGGCTAGTTCTGGAGCATACTGCTTCAGGGCAATCTGGACACATTCCATGAGAAGAGTCATTGACTTCTCGTTGTTGTCTGCTACTTCTGCAATGCCCTCAAATTTTGTCATGAATGGGCGAAGAAGTGAGATTTTAAGTGGACGAACAGCAATCTTCTGACCGTCTAGTAGTTCTACAGTTTTTGTCTCATTGATAGTTGTAGACATGAATCCTCCTTATGGTTTCTAGACAATTATAACATAAAGTATCTTATCTATGAGAGGTTTTCGTAGTCTAGCCCCATTCCAATACCGAAGCCGAACTGCTGTGCTTTCTGACCTTGCAATGATAGAATATCATTTGGGTCACCATTACCAATTCCACTTACCTTCGCAGCAACTCTAGCCTTCATGGCTTCCCATGGGTCTTCTTCTTGTTTTCCTGCTTGTTCATCTAGGTCAACACCCTGCATTGCAGCCAAGAACTTTTTCTCATTATAGTCAAGTTCTCTTCTTGATTCTAAAATAGCCATTAGTTCTGCCATACATAAACTGCTCTCTAGTTCATCATAGTTCTTCCAAATTCCCAAAAGAAATACCTCTGATTCTAGTTTTACTAGGTCAAGTGCCTCCCAACTACCGCTACTTTTTGATGTTGCTTTGTTAGAAACTGGTTCATTATTAGTTACAGCATTTCTATTAATCTTAATTCCAGCACAAACATCCAAAATTTTATAAATAGTTGGTAGGTCAACAGAATCTTCAAGGTCTGCTACTGTTCTGATTGCTGGATAGTATTGCTTCATTGCTATTCTTGCACATTCAGAAAGTACCGCCACAGATTCTTCATCAGTTTTTGCAGACTGAATTGTATTAAATACTTCCATAAACTGTCTTAGGTACTTAATCTTTAGTGGGCTAACTTCAATAATAGTTCCGTCTACTAGTTCGACTTCTTCTATATCATATATTTTTGTAGGCATCTAATAAGTATACCAAAAAAGAAACTGCCCCAGGAATAAACCCAGGGCAGTTCCACACTATTTAATTATTAGAATGAACGGTCAACAATCTTACCGTAAGCACCATTGTTGTCTGGAAGTAGACGGAATGATACTTCGAAAGCAGTTGCAGCGTCACGCTTTGCAGATACTGTTACTGAATCAATTGAAACAGCACGGTATGCAATGTAAACACGCTCTGCCTGGTTGCTTAGTGTGTCTGGAGTAGCACCACTAAGGTTGCCAGTTCCTGGACCAACAGCAATAATACCACGTTCGATTGGGTAGTCACCAAGGTCACCTGAAGTGATGTTTAGGAATGTGTTGCTCTCTGTACCACCAGTAGTTAGTACAGCAGATGCAGCAACGGTTCCTGTCTGAGCAGCACCAAGTGTTAGAAGTCGTGTAACCTCTGCTGATGTTCCATAGTTAAGTACACCAAAGTCTGAATTCTTGCCAGCGATTGCAAGGAGAAGGTTCTCCAGAGTCGCTTCAGCAAGGGTAGTCTTAAGTGTAACCTTCATGCCCTGCTTGAAGATTTTAGCAGTGTCTAGTAGTTGGTCTACCATAACTTCACCAAAGTCTGGAGCAAATGAGATTTCTAGACCGTTGTTGGTGTAACCAACGTTACGGAAGTTAGCAGTCTCACGTAGTGATAGAGTTTCCTTGTATGATTCTCCATCGACGAAGCCAGGCACAGATGTTGATGTCAAAGTTGCTGTGTCCTTAGTAACGAACAGAGCAGCAGCACCAACGATAATGTTAGCATTTGAGCCTCTTGTATAAGCCATAATTTATTTCACCATCTTTCGCTTATGAATTGTGTGAACGGTGTTTCCTCTGTATTAGTATACGATGCTTTTAATGATTAGTCCAGTTCAACCATTGTGTAGTCATAATAAATGATTATTTTGTTACCGCCATAGGTTCTGGCAGTTCCAAAGTTTACAATATCTCTGGTTTCCTGCAATTGGAATACCTTAAAATTGTGGAATCTAAAGTTTGGCTCTATAGTTTCACCCTCTACCACAATTGACCCCTTTTTAGCACACCATTCGTTTAGTTCTTCTGCTGTTTCATCTTCTCTATCCATAAGTCTATTAACCTTTTCAGTGATTTTAATCATGTTGATGATTGAGTTTTCTGCAGTTGCATAGAAATAGTATAGAAGTTCTTCACATTTAATATGTGGAAATGGAGTCTTACGCATACGCATCAGCCTATCGTATGTACACATTACACCACCAGGTGGAAAAAATTCTGTAACATCGTTAATTGTGGATGGCGTTGTTGGAAAAAATGGTACGGTGTCAAAGCCCAAGCCCTCTAACTTTTCTTGAAGATATGCGTTAATCCACAGTACAGGTGTATTAAGAATAGATGTTTTACTCATTATTCTATTCTACCACCTTTAGCAGCCCATTCGTAGCCAACTTTAAACCCAACAGATTTTCCTTCACGTACTCCAGACTTTAAGTTATTCTTATATGGTTTTGCATCATTTAGGTGAGACAATACCCCACTTGATTGTAAAAATGATTGTGTAAAATAACTGTCAAAGAATGACTTTATTGTTTTTTCAAATCCTCCTTGAACACCTGTACCACCTGGATTTTCTACAATAATTGGTTTCTTTGTAAACACTTGCTCTCCGTCATCATTAAAGGATAGTACTGATGCATTTTTTGGTCTAATCACAACTGGACTACCTTCTTCCATAATTCGTGCTTTGTCATAGAATGGGGTGTGTGAGTCATTTGAGAATGACCTTGACTGCGAAAATGTGTAGTTAAATGATAGACCATTTTTTCCACGTATAGTATATTCAATGTCAAACAATCTCGCTGCAGGGGAACCAGTCTGATACCATTCATAAACATGGTGCAATATTTGTGGGTCAACTCTTGCGTTTGTATCAATAAAGTCTTTTAATGTTTCAATTATTTCTTTACCAAGATTATCTAGAATTTCTGGTCTTGCAGCATGAACACCTTCTAAAAATCCAATAGAGTATTGGGTTAGATTTGTAAGGTCTGATGTAAGTTTGTTAAAGTTAAACTCTACGTTCATAGGTCAACCGCCTGATTCTCTGAGCGTCTAAGAATAACTTTGTAATATTCCACTTTTCCAAATGGACCAACAATTGGGTTAAGAGTTGCAATTTCAAACAATGTTGCATTTCCAGAACGAGGTCCAGAACTTTCATTATAAATTAAATTACCATCTTTGCCACGAATGTTAGTAATAACAATGTTTGTAATAGAATACAGAGATTCAGTCGATGATTGTGTTGGGTCGTTTCTAAATCTACCAATAATTGCATTATCGATATTGATATTTGCTTCAGTTCCAACGTCTTGCTTAAATTTACTACCGCCAACATTAAAAAAACAGGCTACGGTTTTATCTAAAACCCATTGTTTTTTTAAGTTACCATATGCACCAGTTTCTACTACAGGATAGTAGATATCTGCAAGAAGCGGATACATAAAGTCAGTTGATTCGCAAGTAGCCATTATAGTAGTCCTGGCTTGATGAGTGTTCCCTTATAGTTACTAAGGATTTTATCTACAATCATATTGCCAGTGCCCTCCAAGAATTGTGGTGCAAACTTAATGTCAAATTGGTCTGTACTGTACTCAGTAATAAATCTATTGTAATAATCGTTCTTTCCACACTTAATATCTTCAATAAGCATCTTGATTGCAATCTCAACATCTGGTGGTACAGCCTTAAATCCAGCATCTACAATAAAAATATAGTCATATCCTCTTGGGAATGCAATTGGGTAATATCCATAAAAACCAATGTCTCCCACGCCTGGTTGAAGATTTAGTGGTGTCTGTTCCATGCGGTTGTATTCACCAAACTCCATACGCATAATTGCTGAGTTATCTAGTGATGGCTTATATTGATAAGCCCATACTGATTCAACACCGCCACGAGCAGTAATGGCTTCATTATCAGAGGCGGCAATGTTTGTGTTGTCAACTGTAAATGTATTGGCAGTTGGTGTATCAATTACTGTGAAAGTACCATTGAACTTACTTGGTGTTACTCCAGAAATTGTGATTGTCTGACCAGCCTGGAATCCATGTGTAATGGTTGTAGTAAGCGTCAGGATGCCGCTGGCGACATCTACGTTTTGAATTGCAATACCAATAGGGGTATTTTCTGCATCGTATACGAGTACGTTGTTTTCGTATACTTTCAATACACGGTTTACTGGATGCCATACAGGAAAATAGTCATTACCTTCGCCTGTACGCTGAATAATAAGTTTGTGGTTATAGAATGCACCACCAGTTCCTGAACCTTCTTGTAGATAAGTGTCAATAATGGAACGAGCAATAATTTCATATTCTTGATAAGCATAAATATCTGCTGTGGTTGTAGCCAATAGGTTTGGGTCTACATATGGACGATAAACTGTAAGGTTTGACTCTACTACAATTTCTCCATAAATATCTGTTTCATAAATCTTTACCGCAAATTCACGGTCAAACTGAGCCTTTGCTCGTGGAATGACGTAAGTTAGTTTTTTACTTGAATTTGATGTAAGTTCTGTTCTTTCAATTGAGTGGTCCACCAAATCCTCAACTTCAAAGATGTACGTTGCGTTTGCACTTGGAACATCCCAAGTTGTTGAAATAGGATATGGTGGAACTCTCAATACTTCCATTTAGGCAAATGCCTCCGCTACTTCTTCTGGTGTTGCTAGACGAACGCCTTTTTGTGCTGTCCAGAAGTCAACGGTTCTCTTTGGAACAATGTTGTAACCAACATTAATCTTTCCAAAACCATCTGCGTACAGGTTTCTAGTTGAGAATAGCGCAACCTTTGTGGTTGTTGATGATTCTGCAACTTCCTGCTTCTCTACCTTTGCTTTTCCAGCCTTGGTAGTTGTTGAACCCATTACTCCGTCTTCATTGAATGCCAATGTAGGAACGTCTTTTGTAGGTTCTGGTGCTACGATTACATCCTCCACTACTGCTTCTGCTACTGCCTCAACAGGTGCTTCTACAACTGCATCTTCAACAACAGGCTTTGGGGTAGGTGTCTTTTTTACTTCAGCCATGATAAATCCTCCTTAGATTTATTTTAATTATACCAGATAAATTAATGAAAGGGGCAGGAACCGAAGTCCCTGCCCCCTCAAAGGGTAACACGTTACAGAGATTAGTCTGTAGTTGTGTCTGCGAATGCAACTGCATCAAGTTCTTCCCAGGCAATACCGAAACGAACGAATACAGTGTATTCAATTGTGTCCTTCTTAGGAACGTAGAAACGGTTAACAGTGATATCTCTCTGGAAACCCCAAATACGGTTCTGTGGGAAGGTTAGGTCAACGAAGCCTGTTGGGTAGTAAGGAACTTCCAAAACAGGAACTCCGAGAACACGAGTCTGACGTGCGCCACCAAAAGTCTGGTTAGCACCGCCAATGAACTCACCACGAGTACCTTCAGTTGAACCGATTGTTGAGTAAACTGTAGCGTTGTTCTTTACGATGTTAGCGAATGTGTCTGTACCAGCGTAGAACTTAAGTCCGTTGGTAATGGCACGGTAACGACGTGGCATAGCAAGAATCAGAGCCTGTAGTTTATCAGTTGTCCAATCAGTAAATGCTGCGTTTGAACCAACAAGTGCAGTGTTGATTACTTCGTGAGCACTTCCAAGGTTTGAACCAGCACCAGTGTTAGGGTTGGTCTTCTCCATGTTAATGAAGCCGTTCATGATGCTTAGGAATGAACCTGTTGAACCGTCACCGTTGATGGCTAGGTCTTCGATATCATTACCGAAAGCATTGGTCATGAGACGTACTAGGTGGTCCTCAAGAGCAGCACCTTCGATGTTGTCTTCAAGTGACTCTGCAGAAACTTCCCAGTCTAGACGAATCTTCTTGGTTGTTAGTTCTACCTTTGAGAAGGTAGCACCAGTGTTGGTGTAAGTTGAAACACCCTGGCTTGCAGCACGAATAACACGGTCTCCCACGTTAATCTTCTCAAGTTCCATTGTGTTTGCTCTCATTGTTACTCTGCGTCCGTCCTGAGCAAGGGTAGTTGCGTCCCAAACATAGTCGATGAAACGACGTGCCTGTTCAGGGCGTAGGATACCAGTACCTGGGTATGTTGGACTTGCAGTAGCAGATGGGTTTACACCATTTGCACCAGTTGTTACACCAAAGTTAGCGGTTGGGCTGTTAGCCATGTAAGTACCGTGCTCTGAGAAAGAGCCTGTACCTGACGAAACGCTACCTGATGTACCGAAAGCACCTTCAGCGTTAGGGTAGTTGTTCACTGGACTAGCGGTTGAAGGCATATTTTTGATAATTTCTTCTGACATTTTATTTTTCACCTCCTGAGTGAGTTATTTTAGTAAATCGGATGTTGTGAGGAAACTTCCGCCCCATACTGATTTTTCCACCAGTACTGGTTCCTGAACGACCTCACCGAGGTCGCCAGACTTACGGAAAGCGGTATCTGCTTCTACTGCATCAATACGCTTTCCAAGATTTGTGAAATCTGATTCTGCATCTGCAACTGCTGCTGATACATATCCAAGTGATTTCTTTAGGTCAGCAATTTCAGTCGCAAGAGCATCTTTTGCTTCTGCTAGTGACT